TGGTTGAATCCGAGCACCGACACATTGTCCAGCAGGACGCAGGTGAACCAAACCGCGGTGATGGAAAACGGGTCCGATTCACACAACGGGCCAACGACTCAGCCGAGAGTTTGGGATGATGGTGGCACGATCAGGGTGGGTATTGGATATGTCGATGTTGGTGATGATCTTTATTGGAACCAGTCACCCATTAGCACGATTGGTTTTACTAGTGAGGTTTTGATTTCTGATGCTGACGTAAAGATGTCGGGTGCTGGATCACACCAAGCGGTGGCCGATGCAATAGTTGACGATGTGAACGATGAGCCGTGGGCACTCTGGTCAGATGAAGCTGATGAAGACTTGATGTCCGATACTCGTATATCCGGTTCGTGGGGAGCAGACACCGAGCGCCGGGTCGGGATCATCGACCTTGTGCGCGCAGAAACATTCACACACTCAGCCGGGAACGGTGGTGGTCGGGTTGTCGGCATTCTCATCGAAGACAACCCAAACACGACCATCTCGGGTGGGACCGGCTACACCCGCTACATCGAGCTTGCTCTGACGGTTGCCGAGCCTGAGTTCATTCTCGAACTGGGATCAGAGGCGGACGCTGCCATCGATGCTGTTCTCCGAACCGAGCGAATCCTGACACTCGAAACTGGGGTGGAGGCTTCCTCGGGTGTTGATGTTCTTCTTGCCAGTGAGCCGGTGCTTGCCGTGGAGAACGGTCTCGAAGCTGACACGGCTTCCGATGTTGTTCTGGAAGCGATATTCGAACCTTCCCTGGTGGTCGAACAGGGGACGGAAACGGATGTAGCTCAAGATCTTGTTGTAGCCGCTGAGCCGGTGTCGGCTGTAGAGCAGGGAGCAGAAACTGACACGGCGGCAGATGCCGTATTAGTTATCGAGCCGGTATTCGCTGTAGAGCAGGGAGCAGAAACTGACACGGCGACAGATGTGCTGCTGGTAGCCGACCCGCGCTTCAGTGTCGAATCAGGGATCGAAGTGGACGTAGCTGCCGATCCTGTAATCGCAAGCGAACGATTGCTTAGTCTCGATGTGGCCTCAGCGTCGGATACGGCTCAAGAGTCAGCTTTGACAACTGAACCGGTGATTACCTTAGACCAGGGTCTAGAGCCTGACACGGCAGCCGATGTGCTGTTGGTACCGGAGCCGAGTCTTGCTGTTGAGGTGGGGTCAGAATCAGACGCGGCGACTGACCCCGCGCTCACGGTCGAGCCACTCCTCGGTCTCGAACTAGGTCAAGAGACTGATGTCGCCGGTGAGATCGTACTCGCAACAGGGGTCCTGGAACCTGAGTTCGTCGTCGATCTGGCCCAAGAGTCGGATACGGCCAATGACCTCACGTTGGCTCCAGAAGTGGTGTTTCTTGCTGAGACAAGGTCAGAGTCGGATACAGCAGCCGACTCCACCTTCACGATCGAGCCATTATTCAGTCTCGACCTTGGTGAAGAGTCAGATTCTGGTACCGAGGTCGTACTTGAAACCGATGTTTCGGAACCTGCCTTCATCGTCGACTTGGCTGAAGAGTCAGCCGCAGCCAGCGATATTTCTCTTGTTCCAGAGGCAGTCCTTCTTGTTGAGTTCGGGTCAGAAACAAACGCGGGGTTTGACCTCATCATCGCGGCTCAACCTCTACTTCAGATTGAGGTTGCTGCCGAATCTGACATCGCTGGAGAGGTCACCTTTTCAACAGCATTCGAATTCCTACTCGACGGGACAACCGAATCTGATATCGCTGTTGACTTTCTCCTGGCCGTCGAACCGGTTCTCACGCTCGACGTAGCTACCAGCGGTGAATCAGCAGATGGGGTGGTATTCAGTGTTGATGCAGTCTTCATCGTCGAACCCGCTTCAGAATCAAGTCTGGGAGTGATCTCCGTGTTGAGCGCTGAAGCCCTCATGGTGATGGAGGCGGCATTCGAGACCGATGTGGCCGCGGACCTACTACTCGCACCCGAACCATTGTTCGAACTTTTTATGAAGGTGACAAGCAAAGCCAATCGGCGCTCGGTACTCAGTGGAGAGTATGATCCGATCCAGGAAGCCACCGTTGAAGGCAGTATCTAATGACCGAGCCTAGAACCGTAGAACTTGGAGCCTTTGCCGCTGGTGAGGTACCTCCAGACCTGCAAATTGTCTTCACCGACTTTGATGGCAACGTTGTCGACCTGACGGGTTACACAGCCGAGATCCGTATTCAGGAAGAACTCGGAGCCGAACTTGGAATGGGGGATATCACGATCACCAGTCCGGCTGGCGGGGAGGCCACGTATGAGTGGGTGCGTGACGATATGCTCACTGTTGGGGAATACACGGTACAGGCTTGGGTGCTTGAAGGTGCGCTGGCAACCTCAAAGCGGTTTGCCTCCGACCTTTACCTCTACAGTGTCTACGACGGTCCAGGAACACCACCATTATGAGCACTCTCATCGTTGATCTGATCCCAATGTTCAACAGGGAGATTGATATTCCCGGTACGGGTCCGATCGTGACCAGCGCAGCAGCAAAGCTCGGATACATCGAAGACGGATTCTGGGACATCAGGCTCGCGGGGATGCTAGGCGGTTTCACGGTGGCCCTGGGCGAGGATCTCACACCACCAGGAACAACCGGGTCCAAATACTTCACCGATCAGTCGACCCTTTCGAAGGACCTGGGACAGGAATACTGGATGATGATCACCATTTTCGCCGGGTTCCGGCTGACCAGACTGAAGATCATGCAGTTGGCGGTCAACTTCACAGCCGAAGCCGGGCCAGTCTCCTATGAGCAACAGGCGTCGGCTACGGTCCTTCGTGCGTTACTTGACAGCCTGGAACGGAGGATCGCAGAGTTGAAAGAGCTTTACTCAGACCTCATCCCAGCCAATGTGTTCGTGGTGATGGACGGGTTGGCTCAAAGCGAATACGCGACGCTCAACTCTCTGCCGGAGCTACAGATCCTCTACTAGGCTGCCATCAGCCTGGATTGGTCCTCCATGCTACAAGCAAGTCTCATCCGGCGAGGCTTGCTTCATCCCGAATGTTCGAATAAGCTGAGGCTGTGGAAGCATCCCATGTTTTCGAGCGTCCGCCTCCTGGCCCAGGGATCGATGATGCTTGGGCCATAATCAAGCTCAAGAACTCGGCTTTTGGTGTTCCTACGGCGATTGTGGTCGAAGGACATGTCAAATGTGTGATCTGTTCAGGCTTCGCTGAGAACAGGCTGGTCTGTGAGGATTGCACCGAATCGGTCAAGCTGGTTAGGGCCGCAGGCAACATCGGGATACTCAAAGAACTCATCGAGTTTGCTTCCAAGCCTGGGAACATTGCCATGTTCCAAGCTCTCACCGACGAGGCGATAGGTGAGATCATGCTCAAACGGATCGAAGATGCACGCAGTCGAAGTTGAAACGTTCGTGGTCAGCCGCGACGTGGGATTTCCCGACAAGTGGCAGATCAAGCCCGTGGAAATCTCTGAAGCCTGGAAGACGGTTCTCGGAAACGACTGGGACATCACCATGTCCAGCGACCCCGTATTCGAACCGCTCTACCAGGCGCTACAAGATCGCTGGGAGCAGGCAAGTCGTGATACCGGTTTTGACATCCTCATTTGTGAAGTGCTCGTCGAATACACGTTCTCGGCCCCACCTGGCATCATGGCCCTCCGCTACGGGAGACACGTCTGGGCTGATGATGACCAGTTCTGGTATCTCATGGTGACCTCACCGCGCCGAATCAGCACGGTGGTCAGCGGAGATACGAAAGAATGGAGAGTCGTTGGAGGTTTCGTACGAACGGTTAACATGGTTTCCATTCTCGAAAGGAGCCATTTTGACCGCCGACAACGCAACCGAGAAGAAAGACGAAGAGCAGAAGAGCACTCCGTCCTCGACGCCAGCATCAGACTTGATCAAGGCCGACTCAGACAGCGTCCCTTCCGCAGCGCCTTCCAAAACAGAGAAGGCTAAGGGTCCTACCTACACGCGCAACCCCAAGGGTGGCCCACTCATCACCGAAGAGTGAGTCTTCCCAGACTTTCTGGCCGGGAGGCACGCCGCTTACGCAGACAACTCTGGCATGACCAGAAGAAGCGTTGCTACTGGTGTCGCAAGAAGGTCGTCCTGCCAGAAGACCTGCTCCGCAAGTACCTTCCCCTGGACTCTCTCTATCAAGAGAGACTGGCAGACCAGTTGGGGCAACTACACGCCCAACTGATGGCCAAAGTGCCAGAGTTCAGACAACGCTGGCTCAACGATCTCGGGACTCTCGACCATTTGATCGAGCATGCGCGGGGGGGAAGCAACGAACTGACCAACCTCGTGCTGGCCTGCGCTCCCTGCAACGAGAGTCGTGGTCGAAGATTCAAGTTCTTGCTACTTGAATCTGTCGATAGCTTGTGGTTAGAGTCGCCGGGTGCCGCCAGTGAGATCCCCATGATCGTCCCTCCGGTTCAGTTTCTGAACTAATGCCCCCCCGATGCGTGGCCGCTAAGACTCCTGGTGTGGATAGCCGGGAGAAGGAGAACGCCACCGGGTGCATGACGTAAGAGCCGGAGATTACAAATTCTTGTGATATTTGTAACTGGGAATCCCCCGCACCATTGATCGGCTAGTGGGAAGACCTCCGGTCACCAGAGCAGGCTACTGGTGCAGGATGTTCGCACGAACGTTTATCGGACACCCCCTATTATAAGCGCGCGAGCTTGGTGGTAAACTGAATCGGTATGTCTGGTCAGGTGTGGTGTCGGTACTGCGGGAACTACGGTCTTACCGATCGGATGGTCTGTTCGAACAAGAAGTGCCTGGCGGCGGACCTGACTGACAACCTCATGCAGTTGCACATCGAAGTTGGCGCAGAGGTGTCAGGGGCGAGTCATACCCGGACTTCCGTGCATGGATATGGTTGGGCCTTGGACGCGGGCACGATCCATCTGTCTCATTCTCATCAGGCATTCACAGCCGTAAGTGCACCGTGAACATTCAACGCATCACCATGACTGGTCCCGATTTCAGAGTCTCCTTCAGTCCAGCAGATGCGAGCGAAGCGAGGGGGGAGGGGGTCGAGGGGGAACCGCAGGCGTCCTTGACGCCGGAGGGTTCACCCCGTTTCTGGTGCCGATTCTGCGGAAGATTGCTATCCGAAGCTCTTGGCGAGATGGCCTGTATCACATGCTCATTTACCCACATGCAGCAACAGTTGGAGATCCTGGATATGAAACTGACTGCGGCTGGGGTCAACCTTGCCGTGGCGATAGGTGGTGTTTTTCGGCTCGAAGCAGCGCCTGGTTGAAGACGATCGCCTTGTCCAGCCATTCGATACTCGGGTCCGATTCACGCACGGTTCGGAGTAGGGGTCCGGCGATAGGCGGATTCAACTTTCGGTATAGGTCGGCCAGGATCGAGTAGTAGTCCTCGCGGGTGAGTTGGGACATTCTCTGCGGCGCGGTTGCCATTTGTTCGTACGCCCATTCCAGGACATCAGCAGGCAGGATGTCTTGAACATTTGTACGAAAGAGGTTAGTGTTGGTGGGCATGAGTGGGAAGGTGTCTGAAACCAGGTTACGTGTTCTTGAGTTCCTCGTCGGGTATATGGAGAGCCATCGCTCCGCTCCGACCAGAGAAGAGATGGCTGTTGCGGTTGGTCTTGGTCCACGTTCTAGCATCCAATACCACATCGACTCGCTTGTTGAGGATGGCTATGTGGAACGGACAATCTACAGACATCGGATGATTCGCCCTACCGAATCGGGTATCAACGCGATCAAACGACTGAGGATCATTGATGCGAGTGACAGCTAGACGGGGCAGGACCAACACATATGACCCATTCCTCGCGAACACCCAATCATTTCAGGCAGCGGCAGTCACTGAGATCATGTTGAAAACATTCGAAGCAGAACTCGATTCTTTGGATGAACTGATTAGGAGTGACCGGAAGGCTGCTTCTACTGAAGCGCTGCTGCGCCGGTATATGACCGCCGAAGAAATCTACAGGAGCGTCGAAGAGGATTTCCGCCGCATTCAACTGAAAATGCTGATGCTTTCAGACCGGCTGTCCAACGGACGAAAGGGGGTTGGCGATGGTAAGTGAGTACGTGCGGGTTCATCGTTCTGATCTGGAGAAGATCAAACATGCCCTCGACAAAGGCCACCTGTATCTGAAACGACTCAACGAAATGAACGCGGCGCTTCATCTGGCAGATCCGTCCTACTCACCGCTGACCACGACAATCGACAATGCCCGTGCCCGAGTGGACCAACTGCTCGATGGGGTCAACGTTGAAAAGGACTAAACGGCGCATCCTCGTATCGATTGTTGTGCTTCCCGATGAGGAAGTTTTGGCAGGAGAGGCAGTTGAGGATGCATACCGTTACGCCGACGAGGTACATGTCATACAGGCAGGCCGGTCGACCCCATCCCGCGCCTTCGCGGCGATGTCGAGTTTCGTACATGCCATTCCCGTCTCTATGACTTCGCCGCGGGATCGCTCTCTCGCCTACAGGTCGGTATGGCCCACACGTGAATATCCCGCAGATGTGGTCATCATGTTCTTAGAAGTCGGGTACAGGGTCAGCGACGCCGACGCAGTACGAACCTCCATCGAATTCAACCCTGGCAAGGTGATCACCGCCATGAGGTATTTCCAATGGGACCTCGACTTCTATCGGGTAGATGGTCGTTACCGGCCAGCCCGCCTCCCGGTAGCAGCTAGCGCCAAACAGGGTGTCCATTGGGTCAGCCCCGTCCAGACCGTTCCCGACTGGATGTGGTCATCCCGTGACGCCTGGGTGGAAGCGAGCTTTGACATTGTGGATGTGACCTTTATGGATGCTGGCCACAGGTGGGATGACGGCCAACCCAAACTGGAGGCCATGCCGGGAAGGGTGTACGGGTGAGCACAATCAACGTCGTTGGAGCATCAGGGGCCGTATTCGAAGTGATCGACGAGGCTGAACGCCAATACTGGAACAAGGCCCGAACCAAATACTTGGAGCAGTTCAGGTTCGACAACATCTCCGACCTCCAGGACATCGACAAGGTTCTCGTCGGGGAGACCCTCGCATTCCGGTGGGGAAGCTGGCTAGTCCGAGAGGCCGACTACGACGGGCGCTCTATCGAGGAGATGGCAGACAAGGTCAAGAAACAGAAGAACGAACTGGACCGCGAGACCCGCATCCTCAAAGAGAACATGGGTCTCAATCGCGCTCACCGCCAAGACTCAGAACAGCAATCGACGGCCGACTATCTCCAAAACCTTCTACGGAGAGGCAAGGAGTTCGGGGTTCATCGCGACAGCCAGATCACAAAAGCCATCGACCTTCTCCACGAGTTGTTCACCCAGGTCGGGTTGTGGGAGAGAAGCGACGAGGAGGAGCAGGCTCACCTGAAAGTCAGCGCTGAAGAAATCCTTCGTTGGTGCGTCGAGGTGGCCAAACCCGAGTTCGAAGAGATCGATGCGGCCTTCAGAAAGAATCAAAAACTGTGGATAAAGGAGGTCTCATGATCGAAGTCTCCCCGCCAGTGTTCATCATGCTGATGGGCGGGTTGGGTTTCGTCTGCGGATACGTCTTGGCGTTGCTTATACACCGATAGTGCCGCTGACTCGTTCGTACGAAGCTATCTTCGTACCGAATGGCTGTAGCAAGTGTTGCCCTCACTGAGGAAGAGTGCTATCTCCTCGCTCTCATCCAGGACCATTCTGGGATCGACTTGGCCGAGTTCCTCTGGGAGGACCCGACCGCTGAAAACGAGGAGAACCTTTTCCGCGCGTGGGAATATCAAGTGCCGTGGTGGCGCAAAGCTTCACGTCTTTTCATCGACGCCTGTGCCAGGGCGGTTGGGAAAACACATTCGATCATCCTCCGAGCTTGGGCTTTCGCCATCCAGTTCCCCGGCTTCGAGATGGTGCTTACCGCACCCGAACTAATCCACCTCAACCCGCTCACCTCCAGAGTCGAAGACAAGATCAAAGAAATCAGACTGACCAGAGAACTCCTACCTGGAGGGGTGGGACGGGGGTTCACCCACCGGCCGTTCCAGGTCAACTTTGTCAACGGGACGAAACTGCTTGGACGTATCCCCCAGAAGGACGGCAAAGGGGTCAAAGGTCTCCACCCTCTGCGGTTGGAGATGGATGAAGCTCAAGACTATCCCGAACCCGGTTGGACAGAACTCATCGAGACCCTCCGTTATGGCCAGGAGCAAGCCCAATGGCGGGCACATGGCGTGTCCAAAGGGATTGGAGGCCAATTCCAGAAGGTGTCCTCGCCGGGATCAGGGTGGGAGGTTGAGAGGATCACGGCTGTCCACCGCACAGACTGGTCGGATGCGGAACGAGATGACAAGATCAAGCTCTATGGCGGGCGTGACTCACCCGACTATCTACGCAACATCCTTGGCCTGCATGGTGACGCCACCAATCCACTGTTCGTCCTCCACCGGCTGATGGCCTGCGTCGACGACAACGAAGGCTCCACCTATAACCAGGACCTCTACTACAAGAGACGCATCAACGACGAGATGATCGCCGGACGCGACATTCTCGACCTGATCGACCCGCCACGCATTCACACCCAGGACTGGAAGATCTTCTGGATGGGGATGGACGTGGGACTCACCAACCACCCCTCCGAGATTCTTATCTTCGGGGAGGAGAACCTCAAGCTCAAAAACTTGGAGACCCGAGTTGCCCTCCGACTTCTGACCAGGGTCAACTTGCGTCGTATCCGTGCCTCCGACCAGAGACGAGTTGTCGTCCACCTGATGCACTTCTACAAGCCACGCAAATTCGCTATCGACCGGACGGGTCTTGGGCACCCCGTCTACCAAGATCTCCAAGACGAGAACCCTGATCTCATGTCGCTCATCGACGGGTATGCCTTCAATGAGAAGCTCGTCGTCGGACATGAGGACTACGACGAGGGCGAGAGGCCAGAGGATCATGAGATCAAACGAGTCGCCCAAGAACACGCATACGACCTACTTCGAACATATGTGGATGGACGGCGGCTCATTCTGCCGTTCGATACCGAACTGTTGGGAGAATGGAATGGCCAGACCTGGATACGCGAGACGGTCACCACGCGGGATGCGTACGGTAAAAGACGGTTTGCTCAGGGCGCATTCCACACTCTCGATGCGGGGGGTATGGCTGTTCTCGCCAAGGAGATGACTGCCTTCCGTAAGGTCCAGGAAATGACAGAAGAGTCCGAACCAATAGGCGTTGTCTTCGCTTAGGTGGGGCTAGCATCGTTCGCATGAAGGTTAGGGTTGGATCGGACGGTCCCCATATCGCTCCATCTGAACGGGTCACACCGGCAGTGCTCGGATTGCCCGATGTTCCAGACCTGGAAGATGAACTGGACGCCATGATCTCGGACATGCAGGGTCTCACGCTCGAACTACCCGACGAAGTGATCCAAACCTGTGCAGCGCTGATGGCCCGATGCACAGAACTACATGTCCGCATGGTCCGTGTCGAAGGGGGAAGCCGCCACATGCGATGGGTGCGGACCCAGCAACTGACCAAAGTCATGGAACTCATCGAATTCACCTACAGGGCGGCAAGCCGTCTAGTTGAAATCCGCCGACAAGACGCCGAGTTGAGTCGATGAGTGACGAACACGCATTCGAAGCGACCAGCCAAGGCGGTGTGATAGTCGCATCCGAGGTAGACCCCGACATTGTCGAAACGTCCATCGACTCCGGGCTGCTCAACCTCTACGAAGGGGCTGCATGGGTTGAGCCAGTGAAACGTGCTCTTGCCTCCTGGGCCGAGGACACACGTAGGGGCGGGCGACGTGATCGCAGCATTTTCGCCAGAGACAAGTTTGTCACACCCGGCAAGATCTTTGAGCAGATGGCCATGGCCGAAGACGCCATGGACGACGACGTGGTAGGTGGTGTTTATGACACCTCCGAAGCTATGGCCTTCAAGAAAATGTCCATGCAATGCCAGGACCCAGACCAACGTGACGTGTGGAACCAGATTGCCAAAGACTTGAACCTTGATGCTTTCCTCCGCATGGCGTGGCGGGAACTCTTCAAGTCATCCCAATACTACGGAGTGATGTGGTGGGGGCGTAAGACATACCGGGTTCGTGGAAGCGGGGAGCAGCGGAAACGACGCAAAGCCTTTGACCTTGTCGTCCCGATGGCTCTCGGTGTGCTCGATCCGACACGTATCGTGCCGGTTGGGGCGACCCTGTTCGGGGATCGACAGTTGGCGTGGATAGCAGACGAAGGAGAACAGGCCCTTTTCAGGAAGGTGAAAGAGGATCGTGTCCTAGATGATCAGCTTGTCAAACAGATCTTCCTCGGACCATACAAGCCTTCAGCATCTGAAGCTCAAAAGCTGCAAAGCGAAGACATCCCTGTTGACCGTCTCTGGCTGCTCAACCCAGTCAACGTCTGGGCGGGCACCCTCACCAAAGCAACGTATGAACGTTGGGCGCGAGTACGGATGAAGGCGATATTTTCGTTGCTCGACATGAAACATCAGCTAAGAGAGATGGATCGGGCATTCCTTCTTGGGGGAATCAACTTCATCGTTCTTGTCAAGAAAGGCACCGACGCGCTCCCAGTGAAGAAGGCATCGGAGGTGACGCTCGTAGCAGAACAGATGCGCTCACAATCCAAATCGTCGGTCATTGTCTCAGACCATCGGCTCGAAATTGAAATCATCACCCCAGACCTTGAGCACATCATGGACGGAGAGAAATGGTCTGTGCTCGACGACCGGATCAGACTCCGACTGTGGGGAAGCATCGCGCCACCATCAGACACCGGCAACAAGGAGAATCAGATAACCCTGGCCAAGGTGGTATCCCTTGGGATCGAGAACCGCCGTCATATGCTCAAGCGGGACATGGAGGCAGCCGTCATAGATGCCACCCGCGACCGTAACGAGGCGGACCTCGATGAGCCAGCGTCACTCGAATACGCACCACGGCGCGTGGACCTCCTTTTCGACTCGCAGGTGGCCACTGTCTTTCAGGAGATCCGAGATCGTGGTGACCTGTCACGCGAAACGATTCTCGAAGAGTTCGGTTTCGACCTCGCCCTGGAGCGTCAGCGCCGGGAGGCAGAGAAGGACACTCCCGAGGGAGCAGAGGACGACGAGATCTTCGCTCCGGTCAATGTCCCATTCAACTCACCCGACAATCAGACCACTCCCGGTGGTGCGGGCCGACGAGGCGGTAGGCCGCCTGAGAACCCCGGTCCATCGACAGAGACCGGGTAACCTTCGTACGAAGGAGTAACAGTGTCAGAAGCGTTTGTCTTCGAACGAAACAACAAGGTCTACCTCAACGCCGTGGCGCGGATCATCTCAGACCCCGAAGACCTCCCGCGTGAGCTTGCCTTTGCTTTGAAGGGGAAACGCCTCAACCCGGCTTTCGTCTGGGTGTCAGGTCGTTACGTGCAAGGCGAGCAGATGAACACTAACGGCCAGTTTTGGACGACCGATGATCTCAAAGCTGGAGAGTATTCGATCCAATACACACCTCTCAACGTTCTTCACGAATGGCAATATCCAATCGGCACCTTTGTCGAAACCAAGCTCGTCCACCGGGAAGCCGCAGCCGAGGGAGAACTGCTGCCAGAGATCCAGGCTCTGTCTCTCATCTGGGCATCCAACTTCCCCCAGGTGGCAGATGCCGCCCGCGACGCTCACGACAAAGGGAAGCTCTGGTATTCGATGGAATGCACTGGTGAGGCGAAGCAGTGCCTGACCTGTAACAACACCTACGAATGGGCAGCCGCACGTTTCTGCGCCCATCTCGAAGGATCGAAGACAGCCCCACGACGATTTATCAATCCGGTGTTCCACGGTGGCGCTCTCATCTTCCCGCCAGTCGAGCCGGGTTGGGCCGACGCAGACATCGAAGAGGTGGCTAAAGCAGCACGCGAATACGCTGACCGTTCTCCGGTGGCATACAGCCAACTACCTGGAGGGTTGTCGGACAATGAGCGGATAGCACTCGAACATCTCTACAAGCTGAGAAGCACTCAGTTGTAATTCGATGTGTTACTCTTCTCTCGTACGAAGGATGGCAGCACATGAGGCCAGGCCAAGCAGAACATGACAAGCTGAAGGCCGAACTGCCCGAAAGTGCGGAATGTCTGGCCGACTGCCCTTACTGCGCTGACAACCGGGAGAAAGCCTCGAAGGAGGAAAAGGTGAGTACCGAGAAGGTTTATGACCAAGAGTCTGTGGACGCTCTCCTTGAGTCCGCCCGTTCGAAGGCTGCCCAGGAGGCGCGCAGCGAAGCCGAGACCGAACTGGCTCAGGCCAAGGCTGCATTGACGGCGAAGGAAGAGGAACTCACCGAGGCTCAAACCAAGGTCACAACCCTCGAAACTCAGATCCAAGAGCGTGACGAAAAGGAACGCCTATCCACATTGGCTGACGAGCGAGCCGTGAAGGTGACCGAGGTCACCGAGTTTTCTGACGAGCAGATCGCAGAACGGAAAGAAGGTTGGGCGAAGATGTCCGAAGAGGACTTCGACACCCTTCTCGCTGATTTCAAGGCAGTCACCGAAAGCGCGGCAAGCGCCAACGATGACGGCAAGGGAACCAAGAAGCCTCCAAAGCCGCCGACTTCCAGCATTGACGGAACTCGGGAGACCGCAGGCAGCGCAGGCACCGAGACGGAGTCCATGAGGAAGTTCCTCGCGGGCTTGAGCGCCTGAAAGGGGGTATAGGCAATGGGTTCTAGCACAACAACTCGTAACTTCGGGATGCGGCGTTTCACGAACATCGTTCGTGAAGGGCGGTTCCGTGCCCCGGCAGCCGCTGACCTGGTACTCGGTACGGGAGTCGAACTCGACCCGAACAGCACAACCGATCCGCAGGAGATCCGTCAGATCGACGGCGCAGGCCCCAACGATCTGGGAGGAGCCGGGATTCTGGGTCTTGTCGGTTTGCTCTGGTATGAGCACGATTCGCAGACCTACGTCGGAGCACCGGCAGGTTCTCTCGTACAGGATTTCAACACGGCCCCACGAGGCCGCATGGTCCAGATAATCCGAGGCCCCGGAGTCAAAGTGTGGTTCCGCAACACTGAAGCCGACACCCCCGAAGCGGGATTGAACTTCCCCGCCACCCGTGTGGAACAGGTCATGGTGGCCGCTCTCGGCTTTGACGGGGCAGGCGACCTGGCTCCAGACAACCTGCTCGCCTGGGATGCCGTGGCCGGGAACTGGGCGGAAACAGCAGTTTTGGCCGAGGCGTTCATGCGTGTCACTTATGCAGACAACGCCCTTAACACCTGCGACGCAGAGCTTCTGCTCTAGGAAGGAGACCTGAAATGAGCGTCAAGAGTTTGCTCGACAACAAGGGTCGCACTCCCGAAGAGCGGGAGGCAGCCCGCAAACTCCGTGAGGAGATCAACGAACTCGCCCGCGAGAACTGGCATGACCCCGAATGGCGTCGGGAGATGGCAGCCCTGCTCACCGAGTCGATTCTGGAGGGCTTCGAACTCCAGACATTCTTCGATGAGATCGTGGATGTGGAGCGTGTTGGGTTCGACGACAGGGTGTACCTCGAAGAGATGACAGGTCTCAAGGTCTTCTACATCGCCAAAGGTGGGAACATCGAGGCGAGCGCACTGGTCAGTGAGACCATCACCTTGCCTCGTGACACGCTGGGATTCCACGTGTACGAGTTCGAGGACAAGCTCCGCAGTGGGTTCGCTGAGACGGTCAGCCGTCTACGCAACCTTGCGATCCGGCGTCTCGACTGGGGCACCACCAACGCGATCAAGAGCCTGGCCCAGGCTTCGATCACGACCGGCTC